CCAAATCCAAGTAAACTTCCAAGTAATGTAATCATTTGTCGTACCTTTCTTCATGCACAACTTTGTTCGATGTTACTGTGGTCGTGGACTCTTTACCCATCCATATGCCGAAGGCTCCTGTGAAAGCCCCGGTTACGACTGAAATTAATCCAGCCTGACTGACAGACAAATCTGGTTGTGACATCGCCCACTCTAGGCAACGTATGTACATAATGGTTGTCACCAGCATCATCAGACGCGGCAGAACTTTCCATTCATCTAGTCGTATCGCCATGTTAATCTCCGACCTTTACTTCAAAACACTGTACCATAATTGTCGAACTTGTAACTAAAACTTTTGCTTCAGTTCTAGCCTTCATACATTCGATCTGGTTTGGGTGCTGAGAAATCTGATAATACTTGAGGTCGTTATTGAAAAATTGCATCCACATTAAGAACCACATCACCACTTCTCCATGTATCGTCCGATTGCAAAAACAACTGCAACCATACCAGTGACCGCGAGAATGCCAGCAAAGCTGTACATAATAACTTCCATCAACTTTTCGCGTTCTTTTTCCTTTTGCTTTTGCGCTGCCTTGCGGGCCTTGCGGGCTTCAGCCTGAAAAAATTGCCATTTGTCCCAAGTGCCGGGAGGTCCGTACAATCTGCACCAAGACTCCAGTTCACGGCGCTGTTCTTGAATCTTTTCAAGGGCTTGGAACTCTTCCCAATCGCCCTCTGACCCGCCAGTTATAGCTGTGATCGGGTTGTTCTTTTTACGCTTTACTGCATCTTTTAGATCGTCTTCGGCGGAAAGGAACTTGCCAACATGGCCCACCATATCCTTAACTTCACGCCCATTCTCAAGGCATTTCTTTATAACTCCGTAGGCTGCATTCGCCGCCATGATGGTTTCAAGGACCGCCACAGCCTAGAACACTCCGAGAAACCTCTGAGGTCGGGCTATCGGACTGAACCGACTGTTAACCAAACCGCCAGAGGAATACTTAGTTTTCCCTGCATTGCTTAAAGCAATGGCAACCGCTTGTTTTTGCGGTTTCCCAGCAGCCATTTCGGTCTTGATGTTCTGACTGATTACATCTTTGGCACTACCTGTTTTGAGAGGCATTCCGTTGCTCCATAGCTTGGCGCTGTACGTCAATCCGTTCCCGGTTTACATCACTGCGCTCATCCGCAATCTGCTCCTGAAGCTCTAAACGAGCCGAGTCAGTTGTGGCCTGTTGCTGTAACTTCATCTGGTCAAGCTGTAACTCAGCTTGGTCCATCTGAGATTTCTGCTCCGCTTCCATCTGCTTGATGGAAAGCTCTTGCATACGGATCATAACCAACGGATCCTCTTCAGAACCGCCCTCACCTTTGTACGTCAGCATCGGCATAACCTGTTGTAGAAGCTCAATCTCAACCTGCGCAACGCGGGCCTCGATCTGATCTGGGGGCATCTGCCCCTGCTGCTGCCCCTGCATCTGTAGTTGCTGCATCTGCTGCTGGGCAATCTCAGGGCGGATAGCCCCAGTTTGAGCTAGCACTTGCATCTGAGCCATGCCCTGCTCCATCTGCTGCTGCTGCTGCATCTGCATCTGTTCAACCTCTTGCTGAACCATGGTCCGCGCCTTCAGGTGAACGTGTTGCAGGACGTGGCTAAACAACGCTGCCAAAACAGGCGGAGTTTGTTGCAGAATGTTTAACTCAAGAAGAGAAACGTGCGCCTGAATGTGAGCATCGTGGTCCTGCTGCGGGAACGCCTGAGGAGTACTGCCGCCAATCATAGCTGCATTCTCTGACGCAGGATCCTGCGGTTGAGGCTGCTGCTCTGGTGGTAAGATCTCGTCGATGTTTTGCACCTCTAATGCCTGATACATCCGACGATATGCTGCATGCAAGTTGTGCATCTGCGGGTTAGACTGGGCCAGTTGTAGCTGGGTTTGTGCCAGAGTAACGCGCTGCGACATCGAGAAGATGTTCGGGTCAGAGACGGGGAGGACGTCAACCCGAGCATCAAAGTCTTCAACCTTAACCTGTGCAGGAGCCCCTGCCACCTCGTACGGGTACATAGGAGGTAGGTTTTCGGCGAAGATACGCGCAAGCAAACGAAACTCCGTCTTCTGCGCGTAGTGCATCCGTTTGTGAATCGCAGACATGACCTTCATGCCACGCTCCAACATCGCAACAGTAGTGCCAACAGGGGTCTCGTTGCCCATGTCCGCCATCTGCTGATCAGCCAAAGCAACGAACCTGCGCCCGTCGTTCACAAGACCGCCTAGCATTGACGCAAGGGCCGCGGACGGCTCCTTGTACGGCAAAGGCACAATAGCGTCTCTAATGCTCCCCCCGGGCGCGTCAATGTCCCTCCACTCTCCAGGCTGCAACGGCTCGTCAGAGTTGCGTACACGCACTCCACGGGCCTTAAATCCAGCAGGTAGGTTGGATAGAGTGCCAGCGTCGATCAACTGGCGCAGCAAACTCGTGGCCGCGCGGCCCAACCCACCAATCATGTGAATTAAACCAAAGCCATAGAACCCTAGACCAGGCATAAACTTGTAGTGAACAAAATACTGGCGCTTGCGCTTTAGTATATCTTCCTCGTTATAGTTCCGGCGAATAGCCAAAACCTGTCCAGACGAATGATCCAAGGTCACAATGTACGGCAGATTAATTCCCGTAGGCTCGCCCGTCGCGGGATCCATGTCCTCAAAGCCCTCAATGTCCAACGCAGCGTGGAACTCCAAGATCGTCAGAACATCTTCGCTGTAGCTCTTGGACAAGCCCTCAAGCTCATTAACCTTCTGACGAACGGGGTTTTCTTCAATATCTTCCGATGCCTTCAGATCAACATCGCGGTAAACCCCCGCATACTGCATCTTGGCAACTTCGTTCAGATCCATACGCAGCACATGCGTTACACGGCTCGCCGTCTGTAAATCACTGGCCGAATAAGGAACAACCAAATCCTGCGCAGGAATAAACTTAGACACAGCCCGCTGCCGAGTCGGATCAAAGTATACTTTCTTGAACGTCGAACCAGACAACGGTAAATAAAACAACATCTGATCCATGTCCGGATCATACTCTTCCATCACTTCCGTGATCTGGTAGTTCATAAAATCCTTGACACGAGTAGCCTGCTCCTCGCGGGCCGGATCCTTCAAACCAAGAACACTCGTGCGAACAGGGCCCCCAGCAGGAAGTAACTCTTTATATGCTTGGGCTTGGAACTGCGTTACACTCTCCGCAACCAACGGATGCGTAATGCCAGAAGCTCCCTCAAACGGAGTAGAACGATCCTCGGTCTTAATGCCCAACAGGTCTAGCCCGTTGACATAAGCCGTCTCCCACTCAGACCGTGATTCAAGGTCCTCTTCGTACATCCCGCGAAGCTCAGTAGAAAGAGAACTTAACGTGGAATCATCCAAAAACTCAGCCAAGTTGGCATCAAACGGAATCAACTCCGCTTGGTCCATCTCGTCAGCCATGTCTATGGCTCGGACAATTGCCCCGCCTTCGCCGTCGTCAATAACTTCTGCTCCGCCCTCGAACATCTCAGGGGAAGCTATTTCCATCTCTAGTTCTGGAAGGCCTGCGGTGTCGTCTAGGTTCAACCCCGGTGCGACCATGTTTGGTGGTAATGCCATCAGTAATACTCCCGTTTACGGGGCCTCCATTCTAGTTCGTCTTCCTCTTCGCCCTTCAGAGAGATAAAACCTCCCTGCCTAACGCGCATGAGTGCTAAAGTCATACTATCACAAAAGTCATCATTGTCACCATTGGGAAACGAAACTACTTCTTCAATGACCTCATCAGCAAACTTTTCATGCATCGGTGCCCACACCATACCAGCTTCAAACAACGGAGCAACCATGTGCATACGACTGACCTTATCAGTTCCTTTGCCCGGTGAGAAGCCTAATGCAGGAATACCACGGAGCCGCAACTCGTCAATGAGAGGTGTGCCCGTCGCTTTCGCTTCGACCAACACCATGTCCGGCTCCCAATATTCGTGCTCCTCATAGGCTACCTCCTTGAGTTCAGGGAAATTCCAACGCCCGCGCCTAGCGTCCAGTAATACAACGTGGTCAGGCCCAGCTTCCTCAGGCTTGAAAATCCCCCAAGTCGTAATCGCAGAGTAGTCGGCGCTCTGCTTCTTCGAGAACGCCGTGTCATAAGCCTGTATAATATAACTCAATGGCGGGATCTTCTCCGCATCCCAGTCCCGCCACCACTCCCGCTTGATAATCGCAGACTCAGAAGACGTCGGTGTCTGCTGCCATTGCGCATTCCACTTGCCAACAGGCAGCGAAGCCTTGATCGAAAGCAGAGCGTCTTTGTCCCAGAACTCCGGCCATAAAGGCTTATCTGAGGGTAAAATAGCAGGGAATTCAACCACTTCCCACTGATCTGACATAACATCTTGGCCCTGCGCAGCCAACAAACGACCCGTCAAATCCTTCTTGCCCCAACGAGTCATAACCAAAATGATCGTTCCACCAGGCTGAAGACGCTGACGAGGACCAGAAGTGTACCACTCGTAAGCGTTGTCAAAAGCGTTCTCGCTTAAAGCGTCCTGTTCCGAATGCGGGTCATCAATGATAAGTAAATCCGCTCCGCGACCTGTAATCGCCGCGCCAACGCCAGCAGCAAAGTACTCCGCGCCTGCTGTAGTGCCCCACTTACCCGCACCCTTGTTGTCTTCCTTGAGATTAGTGTTGGGAAATATCTCTTTATACGCTGGATCATCAATCAAATCTCTCACTTTACGGCCAAACCGTACCGCCAACTCAGTATTGTGCGTGGCCTGAATAATCTTTAACTTCGGATTGCGGCCCAAAAACCACGCTGGCATCAAGAAACTTGCAAACTCCGACTTGGAATGTCGAGGCGGCATGTTAATAATCAAACGCTTGAGTTCTCCTCGAGCAACACGTTCAAGCTTTTCAGCAATAATCCGGTGATGCTGGCCCTCAATGAAGTTCTCGTAGACGTGATGCGCAAACGGCATGAACTTCTCAGACGCTTCCTCGCGCAAATCAAGCCGCTTCTTGGCCTCAGTTAAAGCCAAAATCTCTTTTAATGCTTCCTCGGGAAGTGCGTGTAGATTCATTAGCGAGGTGCTATCGGTATAGACGCCAATCCTTGCGGTGCAGGGACCGTTGGTTGTGCCGCAACTGTAATTGGTTGCACGTTAGGTGTGGGTACAGCGAAAGGAGTTGTGCCCGGTGCCAAAGTGGGTAGCGTCGTCGGCATCGCTGCCGTGTACGCAGAGGGAGTTCCCAAAGCAACCGTGTTGTTGTCTGCCCAGCCGCCGCCCGTTGTCTCCTCCGCAATAGTAGGGAAACACATGTTCTTTACTACGTCGAGCGTATAACCCTCAGGGCACACGCCATTTACTGGGGCCACACCCGTAGTCGTAGTCGTGGTTGTGTCCATAACACAGGCCGAAGTCGCCGGGTCAAACGTATAACCAGCAGGGCACTCCCCCGCCACGTCGTCGTTCGTGTCGCCTGCCAGGATAGCCGTCTCAACTTCCGCGCCGCCTTTGATCTTCGCCATAGCCAAGGCCGTGTCTATGCTCGGATCTACAATCGTGGCGTTTTCACTGCGACGCCCAGTGTACGCCAGAGGAACGCCGTTTCGATCCACGGACAGAGAACCAATGATCTGACCCCCCTCCATAACAGGAACGTAACGAGCCGTGTTCGGATTCGCTAAAGCACTGGGCTCATAAGTGTCCGTTAACTGCTCAAAAGCTCGGCGACCCTCCATGTCAGCTAAATAATCCAAGCCCCCAAGAATAGGAAGATTTGACATAGCCCCAAAACGAGGCTCATCCAAACTGCTGCGGAGATCCTCAAGCCCTTTGTCGTAATCAGATAAGCTCATGTCTGAACGTCGTAGATTCCCTATCTCCGTCCCAGATAACCGAGAGCCGCCCTGCATTATACCTTGGGCCTCTAACCTTGCAATCTGAGCCGGGGACAAATCCCTAGTTAACCGAAGGAGTTCAGAAACCGCAGTAGGGTCCCCCTTCCTAGCTTGCGCTAGTGCAGCTTTTCTTCGGTTCTCGTACGCCAATTGGTCCGCTTGAACCTGCAAAGGTGTGCGCACCAAAGGAATGTTTTGCGGAGTAGGATACGATAGCGACGAACCAACCCCGCCAGTAGACGAAGTTAACGCAGCCTGCTCCGCGGCAATGGCAGCATTCCGAGCCGCCGACGCATCCGTGGAAACAATCTTGCCGTCGACCTGCTGATACCCCTGATCCGCTAAACTCTTGGCGCTTACGTTTTGGTTACTCCCAGGGGCAAGACCTTGACCCGCCATGGTCTTTGCCATCTGTTCCGCCGCCGCCTTCCGCGCCGCGGCACCGGGATCAGAGGCAGAGGCAGGGGCATCATCATCGTTGGCCGTGAGCGCGGCGTTAATCGCCGCCGCCGACGCCGACCCACTGTAAGGAGTCCCCTGAGTGCTGCGTATCGCCTGACCTTGGTCATTAGGATTGCCGCCGCCGCCGCCGCTAGAACTGCTGCTAGGAACACTAATCCCTATGCTCTCAAAAAAATCTGCTATCGCGCCCATTGCACTAACCCTCTGCCACTTTGTTCACAGCTTATAGAACCTAAAGAAAAATATCAAACAACATCACGCAAACTCGCTAACCCCTCAAACCGACCCAAAGCATTCCCGCCACTGCCACGCTCAACACGAGCAACCAAATCAGAACTTAAACTCGGAGCCGAGCGAGGACCAAACGCCTTGCTCAATGAAGCCAACCCAGTCATCGCATTGCCATAATCCCGGTCCTCCGTGCCCCCGTCGTCCTCAAGCAACTTCTTTAATGCCGCCTCAATGCCACCACTCGTGTCAGGACGACGACCACCACGGTCAGGAAGAATCTTCGCCAAATAACCCAAAGTCTCTTCGTTCTGAGGAACGCCCCCAGCCTTCTCAACCGCACCAGGACCCGCATTGTACGCAGATAATGCTAACTCATAGTTGCCGTCAAACTTGTCTAACATCGCTCGCATGTACTCAGCACTAAACCGCAAATTCTCCTCCGGATCAGTCATCAAATCAGGCGATAAAGGAGCAACACCATAACCAGGCTTCGCCGCAGTCCTAGGCATAACCTGACCTAAACCTAAAGCACCGTCAGGACTAACAGCATCCTCGCGCCAACTGCTCTCCGCGCCAATCTGCCTGCGGAAAATAGCAGGGTCCAACCCATACCGATCAGCCATAAGGTCAGCTAACTCATAAAAATCCATGTCATCGGTCCCCGGTCCATTTGCCAAACCATAACCTAATCCCAAATGAAAATAAAGTGGGCATAAATTCCGCAGGAAATTAGACTCTATCTTCGACTTGTATTCTACTTGTGTGCCAAATGGAAAAATACCGGAATGATTTCATGGGACCATGTAATAAAGGCCCATACTGAGAGGCGGGGGCCCAAAAAGGGGGGGATGGGGGTCGGACGTCGCGCCGTGGGCGCAAGCGGCGGGGCAAAGTAACCCCCAAAGCGGGGCTTTGGGACCGCGATTAGGTGAAATTAATTTCAATTATATGCAATTAATTGTGCTGGACGTGTTGACATTCTATATTGTGGCGTGGCATAACAAGTTATGGAAGCAATCAAGCGACCTCTCAATTAAGGAATTAATCCCATGACTATACGCACCAAAGCTTTAAGGGAAATGGCCGCGGCACTAGATATCACAATCGACACAGGCCTAGATGATCAATACTTCTCACGCAATGAGCTAGTATCAAAGATCGCAGTGTTAGAAGCGGACATGGCGGCAAAGAAAAAAGAGCGCGACAACCTGCGCCAATATGCAGTGGACGCGGGGCTTGCTCAGTGGAAACTATCCAAGGACGGCAAGGACACGCCCAAAGCTCCGGATATGGTATGGTGGACCACGCACCGCGCCGCTAGCTTTGAAAAGCAATGTGCCGCTACTGAAGACCCAAAGCACCCAGATCACAAGAGCTTCTGGAAAAAGCCCTCCAAAACATTCGCTATGATCTAAAAGACCGTAGCTCTAGCCGCCCCACACTGGGGCGGTAATGAGCTACGATCTTGTAGCAATCAACTAAGGAGACTACACAATGCCAAGAACATCATTCGGAAAAGCCCGCCCACAAGACACACCATACGCAACGTATGCCAACGACCAAGGCTGGGTATGGAAGGTTCTCAAGACCTACAAGCACTCAGCTGCGGAGGTCAAAGACCCCTATGCTCGATGGTTTGTTGCCGCTACATCGCCCATGATGCATGAAGGATCATACGAGATGGGTGATACCTATGCCCGCGAGATCAAACAGATGGGCCAGCTGGTCGATGCCGATCCGGAATGGCGCGATGAATACTCTGTATAATATCGTACTGGGTTTCTGTGCAGGGCTGGCGGTTTCGCTAGCCCTGTTCTTCCCATTCATCATGGGCTGGGTATAACAACCACCGCCCAGGCGCTCCGATATATATCGTCTCCGCGCCTGGGCTACACGCAGCTGCGCCCTGCGCCCGCCAGGGCGCAGGGCTTTATTGTCAAGGCGCAGGGTCCTCGCTTCGCTCGGAAAAAAATGTCAAGGCGCAGGGCGGAAAATTAATTTCAATTCATTATTGAATAGTTGTTGACGGCTTGTTGGCAGTTTGGTAGTCTAA